TTTAGCACCACCATTATTGATACTCAGATTATATACTGGCTTTCCAGTAATCTCCTGTAATTTATAACAAAATCCTTGCTCTTCGTTATGTCCTGTCGCAAATCCAGCACTGTTGCCAGTGACCAAAATACAATCTCCAATACCTTCGAGGTTATCGAGATCAGTCATATCTTTTTGTTCGCGATAACCATACTTGTTGAGTTTGTATTCAATTGGTTGAATTTGGTCATCGACCAACCATCCACTGTCGCGAAGATAATCTTCTCTTTCTGGGGTTACGAGACTACAAGAATCTGAGCCAAACCAAGCAAAGTTTGCATTCAATGCACTGGTCGGTGTTGACCTACCAAATGCATATGCCTCTGGTGGTAAATCGTACACAGGAGCGTGTTTTCCATATTGCATGCACGCCCTTGTTTGGCGATACATTTTGATTACATCCTTGTCATCACGCCCAAGATTGATCATGACGGAGAACTTTCTCGGATAGTCTGTACCCAAGCATCTCGTGCCTGACTGCGCTCAAAGCAATCATCGCGATACATATCTTTCAAGAAGTTTAGATTGTTCTCGATATATTCTTCAAGAGTGACTCTTGGGTCACCGAATGCATCACGTTCAACACAATTCTTATGCCACATGGTTGTTGCCCACTCTAGAAATTTAGTATCCTGTAACTTCATGGTAGATTTCCTCCCAGTTTTTCATTGACTTAAACTCGCCCTTTGCTGTCATATTGTGTCCATGACGAACAAGTAAACTCTCAAACCCACAAGCTGCACCAACTTCTGCATTCTCAGGTTTGTCTTCAATCCAATAACAACCATTGTACGTCTCACTCAACTCACACAGAATCTCATCTTTGTCTGCGCCAGTATCAAGACAGATAACTTTCTCAAACGTGTTATCACCGAACAGCTTACTCAGGTTGCGCTCTCGAAGTTTCTGCGCATACGGATCCAGAGACAGACTTGTCACGGCAATGAATTTATATTTATGCTTCTCGTGCATCAACTTTATATAGTGTTGCGCATCACGGAGAGGCGGCAGGAAACCGATCGAAGCAGAGGTATTAAACATGCGAACCATATGACGCGACACTGGCTTCTGGATGTTAAAACGGTTGTGGATACCATACATCTTCTTATAATCTTTAACTGGAGTGTGTCCTTGGTTTACCATCCAAATGTCAAATGCCTCTTCCCAATCGAGGCACACTCCATCAACATCAGTAAGTATATACTTGTCCTTCATTACAACTCCCATACACTGGAAAGGTCTTGTTGAATGACATGCCATTCAGCCATGGTAGTCTCGAGAGCGAAATCGCGCATCTCAGGACGATTGGCGAACTGCTCGTACACAGCATACTCAACGACTTTAGAAGTCTCGTTGTAGTTGCTTTCAGCAATTTCTTGACACTCATAAACAAATCGGCTCATCTTACTCATAATCATTCTCCAACAAAATATACACTAATTATACTACAATCGAGGGGAAAGTCAAGCGTTTTATGCCTTTCCAGCAGCAACACGATGACGAACCAGAGACAACTCTGTTCCTTCAAGACCCAGACGGATCTCGCGGACACGAGCCACGGCATCATCAATTACTTGCTCAATCGAGACATCACTGAATAGGACAGCAGAAGCCTTGGAGCCACTAGAAAATTCAACGGTTAGATCAGCTTTAAACATATTTCTCTCTCTTTTCTCTCAATTTATACTCTATTATACCGCAGAGAGGACAGAAGTCAACACTTTTCTTGCTTTTTATACAATATAAATATACTGTAAATACAACAACTTATGAATTATTTGAGGTTATTATGGCTAGAGCATCCCGATTTTTTGCGTTTCGAGCGCGGGATGAGTTCTGGATCGTTGATGAAAACACCCTCCAAGACGTCCCCAAACCCCGAGAACTGCTAATTAAACTCTCCACAGTCGAGGCTGCGAGAGAATATGTGCTCACCCAAAACAAGACAGAGTTGCCTATAGTTGATAGGTGTCGAGATAGGACTGGCTGGCACACACCAGAAGGTCGAGAGAGGATACGAAAAGCCAAAATAGGGGATAAACACCCCCATAAGGCTGGTCTTTCCGACGACCATAAGCGTAAAATTAAAGAAACAATGACAGGTACTCGGGTTGGAGAGTTCAACCCCATGTATGGTCGCAGGCATTCCCCAGAAACAGTCGCCAAGATCCGTCAAAAAGCGTATGAAAGACCGAGGCGAAAGTGGTGTGTCGAACCAGATGGAAGCATGCACCTCATCCCAACCACCGATGACTTACCAGTTGGATGGCAGTGGGGAAGATATTTTGACCCGTACAAACCTGTCTAGGATCTTGTCGTGCTGTTCTGGTCCAGGATGATATCCGTCTCTAGACTCTCCATACCACTCAAACGGGCTATGATCAGCGTAATGTAGATTGGTATCTCTACAGATCCACTGAATGGCGTCCAGATTCTTTTGTTTTTGCACTGCAATCTGTGGTTCTGTCGAAATGTGCTCGAGAAAGAGTTTCTCCTTGAAATAACTTTCATCTGTGATTTCGTGACCGCCCATTTTCTGCACAATAATGTTGTGCCAGATCCCAGAAGACCATCCGACGCCATCTTCTCTAATAAACTCTTGACGATTAGGTGCTGGTTCTAGGAGATAAACATTCTCTGGGTTAAGTTTTGGAACCCAATACCCAAGAATACGAGTGATTGTGTCCAGACCACATGATGCTTGAGACAGGTTCACAAACTGGTCTTTGGTGTTGTGTTTGTATGCCCATCCGTCCTCTTGATTTAGACCAAATGCCAATGTAGTGCTATCGCCAATGTATAGATCACATCCTTGTGCAGCGTCCTCCATTTCAAAATCCATACGGAATCCGTCTTGGTTGAAGCGATATCTAATTACTTCGCCTTCTTTGTCGAATTTTGCACGATCTGGAGTGTCCATGATAAACCAGTCAACAGTTTGACCACAAACTTCTTGGTGATAATCAATCGGCTTTTGCATCTTTTTTCTTCCTTGATTTTTTCTTCACTGGTTTATTGTATTCCTCGATACCGAGTGGCTTCATCAGCTTCTCGAGTTTCGGGTATAATTCCAGCAATTTGCCATCCTTGACACTTGTTAACAGATCTGCTTCATTGTAATGCAGACCCTCCAAGATTTGAACCCAATTCATCTCTTGCTTCCACGTCACAAGATTTCTGAGATTACTATTTGGATCCAAAAACGTATTGATTCGACGCCATTCCATCTGGATCGTTGTATCACCCATTCCGTCTGGGATGTCTCTATCCAGCTTTACGTTCTCAGGCATTCCTTCAGGAAGACCCCACTCGATCTTCACCGCGCCAACACCTGCTCGTACGAGGGGAACGATTGTTTGGTTCGTTGCAGCCCATTCTTTGAGTCGACCGACTTGACCATCTACAGTCGGGGCTTCGAACACATAATCAAACCCTTCGTTTACTTGTCTAAATTTTCTCATAATTTCTCCATAAATCAGTATATATACTAGAAGTCTTCAGCGACTTCCATCATATTTCTCAGACGATACTTGATAAAGTAATTCAACAAGTTCGCTCGGCTCTTACCCTTTTGTCTCTGATATTCGCCCACAATCTCGTCTTTAATTTCTTGCGGTGTCATCGAGAGGTCAACCAACTGTCGGTTGCGGACATATCCCGAAGCCATCTCACCAGATACAAACTCCTCTGGCTTCTGCTTCTTCCACTCAGCAAGTAATGCCTTGCGGATCGGCTTCTGTCGCTTTCCCTCTGTAACGAATGTGTCATCGTCACTCAGGATGTTGGGAACACCATCGCCCTTGTCGCCAGAGATAATATGCTCCATCAACACTTCTTCTGGTGTACCATCCAACTTCACCCACTTCTTCTTGATAGGCGAGAACTGCTGAACATTCGAGAACTTTTGCAGTTGCTGGAAGTCATGGTCGCCTGAAAGAATAAGGAATGGCTCTGGCTCGGCAAACATAGGATGATCAGTCATATCATTCTCTTGACTGTACTCAGCCAGTGCACCAATGACATCATCTGCCTCTGCGCCATCAATATCAAGGACAGGGTATGGAAGAAACTCGTCCAACTCACTGCGGATCTGATGTAACGCATCAAAGATAGAAGACCAATCGTGACCGCTAGAGTCTCGAGACTTCTTTCGTGATGCCTTATAGAACGGATAAACATCTCGACGCCAATAGTGTCGATTGTCACAGGCGATAACTACCTCGCCATATTCATTACCAAACCGCTTTCGATAGTTGCGAATCTGGTTCAGAATCATATGACGCAACAGGTCGAGGTTCATCTCGACATCTGGACGACCACGTGTTTCTGCCATATAGTTAGAGATGAATGTTTGGTTATAATCAATAACAATCATTCTTCATCCTCCTTTGGTTCATAACCCCAAGTGTATCCGAGGTCTGGGTAAAATACGCCATGAGATCGTTTGGGTTCACCATCTGGATGATATGCCATCACCCGACTCGCCCATTGTATTCTCTTATCCATATTCTCACCGTAATAATTATCAACCCAATCTCCGTCTCGGAGATATCGGTTCATATTGCGGACATAACCTTCGATAGATTTCACTCTAGCAATCGCGCCTTTTACACCAGCACGCATGTTGGCTCGCTCGCTCTTGAGTTCTTCTGTATTAGATTTGATCCACTCTTTGACCTTGTTGTATGAAAGATAGTGATCGTCTTCTAACTCGAGCACTTCCTTACATACGTTCTTGGGTTGAGTGGGATTCGCTGCCTGCTTTGCGGCACGTGCTTTTGCCAAACGCTCGCCTGCAGCTTTCTTTTGCTCTTCTGTCATCGGCTTGCGTCTACGCTTGGGCTTCTGACGAACATACGGGGTTGGTTCTTTTGCCATAATGGACTCCTTTAGTAATACACTAAGTATATATCAGAGTATCCAGAATGTCAAGCATTATCTTGCATCTTCTTCTTTAACCCATATCGGCAGTTCACCGCTGGGAGCAATATTCACCATATCTCTAGTGAATTGACCGCTATGCACCATATACTCAAAAGTCTTAAACAGCTTCTGGAACCGAAGTTCAGCAATAGAGCGTAGACCTAGAAGTTGATTTTGTAGGTTGTCACAATCCTTTGCCGATAAATCTAGATTGTCAGTATTGTGGAAGATCAAATCAATGTCTTCCACAATACCCCAAGCAGCCATAATTTCAGACTCTAGATCGAATCTATCTTTCTTCATGCGACCTTCTTGATACGATCTACGATAATCGTGCGCCACGCAGTCTTGTCGACATCAAATACCACTAGGTGGCTCTCCGATGCTTTAGATGTACCGCCCTTGGTTTCGGGGACAACACTTTCCTGCAACGTGCAATTCATCACACGCTCTGTGCCGTCCAGTTTATCAAAGGTAATTTCAACCACTCGGTTGGATAGTTCATTCACAATATCAGTCATATTAATCTCCATAATATATTTCCCGTTTAAAGTAATACCATTCTACCACAGATCTCTATAGATGTCAAGCATCATTTTTCTTTTTATCAATCAACCATTGTAGATTAGACTTGATAGATTTTCTGTCAACGGGGTTTAGACTTTCACCAGCACTGATTTTATCCATGGCATCTTCAAATGCTTCGTCAGTTTCTATAGGTTTGTCTTCTACCGTTTCTTCGGGCACATCATCCAAGTCTTCTACAAACTCTTCCATGGGTGTTTCGGTTGCAGTTTCATCCAGAGACATAAACTC